TCAGTCTAGTCCATTGACCAATAGATTTTAGTAGACCAGCGATAAATCCTTTAAATGCTAAAGTCACACTAGCTAGACCTAAAAGAAATAAGTTTCTAGCTTTACCTGCACCAGGACCATCTTTATCCTGCATAAGTTTATTAACACGAACACCTTTATTTAGTTGTTTTCTTCTTTCATTGAATTTCTTAAATTTATCACGAACCATTTGTCGTTTTTCAGACGATATTAAAAACAGTAATGTTTTAGCTAAAATACCTTTGATTAGAGCAGCTGCAGTAGCTATACCAGGAATAGAAGTAAGTGGTGCGAACGCTAATTGTAGTTTACCAAAATCTTCTTTCAAAGCATTACCAGTATTACCAAAAATTTGAGCGTTCTTAGTAAGACCTTCTAAAGTATTTTTGTATCCTTCAGTAAATTTTTCTGCTAGAGTTTTTTTTGTTTCTTCAACTTCGGCATTAATTTCTCTCATCCTAGCACCGATTTGACCTAAACCGGCTCTTTGTAAAGCGAAAGATTTATTCGCTAAATCTACTTCTTGTTTACCGTACTCATTTCCTTGAGCAGCTAATCTATTTGACTCAGCTTGTTCGGAAGTAAGACCTTTATTGGTTGGTTCGTCTGCCATTTAATTTCTTAGTTAGGGTTACTGTCGCCGTGTTCTTTAGCTGCACTAGATGTATACAAACCAAACCATGCTGCTCCTGCTCCGACTAATACAGATATTAAACCTGATTGTTCGATAGATGGATCTGTTAAATCCATAAACCAGAATGTTGCATAGTATAGTAAGTACATATAGATACCTAAGAATGCTCTTGGTATGATTCTCCAAGCATCTATTGTTTTAGCAGCGAATACCCATTTCTGCCATGGGTTCTTTCTGTCTTCTTGGGTTAGTTCAAATATCTCTTGTTTTAATTCTCCGATCTCAGAGACCATAGCCATAAACTTTTTAAGATCAATTTCGACCTCGTTTCTGTCCATATCTCCATGAAATTGTCCGCTTGGATTATTCATTGTTATTTCCTCTGTTTAGCTTTACGCTCTTCTTCTTCTAAATGTTTTATTAATAATTTAGTATATACTTCACGCTCCCATGGTACCATGTTATCTAACTCAGTTAGACTCCAGTTATGATACTGCATCATCGCGAAATTAGTTTGTATATAATTAAACAAACTTTCGTGAGAGAGGCTTAACCGAAAAAATCAGAGATACCTTCTAAATCTCTTTCATGATATTTATCACATTCATTACAATTATAAGTTACTTTGTTAACAAGTCTTGGCATGTCTTCAAAAAACTTTTGTACTTTTTCAAATTGATCTGTAGTCAAAGACTCAATAAACTCTTTTAACTCTTTACTATCAAAATCATCTTTAGTATGAACTTCATCTCCGTCATATATTGACTCAACGCAATCCTCAATCATACTAAACATTTCATTAGTATTTATATCACCTGACACATTTTTAACGGAACTAAGGCTTGGGTAAGTTAAAATAATTCCTATAGTATCAGTAATATTAATGTTGTTATTTATTTCTGTTCTATTTAAAACAGCGTTTCTTAAATCTACTTGAATTGGTGTCATTGCTTCTTCATGACAATCACAAGGTAATAAAATATCAGCAGTCTCTCCTGCAGATTTTATTCTAATTTGTAAAAACAAATATTCAACATCTGCCATAGGTAGAGTATTTAAGTTTATATCTTCGTTATTGTATACACATGCTTCAAGTAAATCAAGTATAGAAGTTTGTATTGTAGTATCATCTTCACTTTCCATAGCTATTAACAATAGTTTTTGTTCTTTAACTAAGAAAGGTCTGTAGTCTACTTTCTTTTTTGAGACTGGTAGTTCTGTAGTATAACGAACTGCGTCTAGTTGGGGTAATGCCATAATTTATGTCCTCAATAATAATGTAATGTATTTAGTTACCAAATAATTCTTCGTCAAGCTTACGATTGACTTTTGTTGTAAGTTTTCTCTTATATTTTTTAAACAGACCACCAAGTAATCCTGATGGTGAGTTTTCAAAACTTGAACTCCATGATCTGAATGCAAAACCACATGCGAAAGTTTGTATTTCAGATGATGTTGAGTCTAGTGTTTGTTCTGTAATTTGTTGTGGCCATGCATCATGTAGTTTTACTTCATACACAGGTAATCCGTCCATACCAAGTTGAGTTATAATAACTTCACCACAATAGTCTTCTGGATATTGATATCCATATCCTTCATCATATATTTTAGATTGCCATAATTCTACAAGTTGTTTATCTTCAAATGTATGATCACATAGGAATGTCATTGTAGCTAGTCCGCCACCATAGTCTACTTTGTTAGCGTGTTTTCTCATTGGACCACCACCGTACTCAGTAGTCTCAGCAAAAACTATTTGTTTTCCTGGTAGAGTAATATTAGTACATCTCATACCTCTACTTCTAATATTACCCGGACCATGAAGTTCTACCTGGTATCTATTTTGACGAGTCATATTGTCTAAGTGAGCTGACATGAATTGATTAATTTTCATTAGAATTTATTCCTACTTTCTTTCCATACAGTTGTTTTACTCACTTTTCTAAATGATTCAGTCGGTAGAAAGATTGCAATCTCCCAATCAGCCGGTTCAATTAATAATAACTTTGATTGTATGTGATCAGATAAGTAATGTTTAAAACATGGTTTAAAGAATCTCATACTTTGTGCTTTCTTTAATATCTGATATGTTAATTTAAATTTTGTTGTTCTATCGTATTGATTATTATTTGTTATGTCCATTAATGCATCTAAGAATTGTGCTCGTATATTAGGAGCTACATAGTGTAGATTCATACCATGAAAACCTTTCTTGGCAGGTTGGACAGGTATACACAATGGAAACCTATCATAGTATGGTAATTGTTTTTTTGTTTTAGGATCATACTGAAAGTTATACATTCTCCCGTATTGATGTCCTGCTCGTGTCGGTCCGTCTTTTATTAAAGCGGCTCGAGAGACATTCATGCTACTTACATTAGATTGAAACCAATCCATAGAAGCTTTTGTTCGAGCGGCAATACCAGCTCTGAACGCTTCTTGTTCAAGTTTGTCGAATAGTCTCCCAGCCATTATTATAAATTCTTAAAATTTATGAGTGAAATGTAAAGACACAGCGTCTCCAAATTCAACTTCACTTTCTTTAACATCACTCATTACAAGTAATCCTAGAGTCATGCTGTCAGATAAAGACCAGTCAGCTTTTAACATCTTGACTTCTCTACCATCAGACCATTCTCCAAGTTCTAAGCTGACATCAGCCCATGAGATGAAAGGTAAACCAATGTTATACCATTCATAATCCATGTCTAAGTCAACACCTTCAGCTTTTCCGTATGAGAAAGATTCATATCCTACTTGGAAGATTCTTTCTTCAAACTCTAAACCGTCAGAGTTGTCTCCACTATAACGATAAGCGATATACTCACCATTGAACCAGAAACCTGAATCAAATGATTTTGTGTATCCACCGAAAAAGTCAGACTCTAACTCTCTATCACCGTCTATATCAACGCTTGAGTTCCAGTTACCTATATAAAAACCTTGACCAAGGTCTTGTTCTATACCAAAGTTCACTGCTAGTCCATGATCAGATTGTGTTTGACCACGCCACATATAGTCAGTGCTGATTCCAACATGACCACTCATTGCTAATGTAGATGTACTCAATAGTACACTACCTAATAATACTAATAATTTATTCATATATTCTCCTATTTTATTTGTATTAACATTATAAAATACATAATGTAGTTTAAATAGTATTTATGTCACTTAATAGATGTTTATATCTTTTTCCGTAAGAATTCTCCATTTCCAATTACGATCTTTACAATACTTCATAGCTTGATTCCATTTAGCATCATTAACTATGTAAGTCTGTACTTCTTTGAGATATCTCTTAGATGTTCTACCTGTTTTTGTAAGTTTCTTTTTTGGATTGGGTGGAGAACATTGATTGAAAGGTTTAACTTCAATTAGTTCTTCTATTATCTTTCCGTCAGAGTTTTTATACTTGATATAAAAATCAGGAAAGTATCTGTGCACACGATTATCTACCGGCGAAACATAGGGTATTATGATCTCCTCAGATTGCCATTTAAGTATAGAAGGATTGTTGTCTAAGTAAACCATGAATCTACGCTCTAATAAAGAACGATAAATAATGTTACTAGGGTTACCTTTATACTTATTTGGATTCTTCGGTCTAAACTTTCCTTTATAAGACATAAATAACTAGTAAGTATATATTACAATAGAGAACATCAATTATGGCATTTAAAAAACTAAGAGGAGCAGTTAAGGGGTATATTGGATCAGTACAAGATGATCTCAATAGTCTTACTAGTGGTTTAGAGAGTAAAATCTCTAGAGCGGGTAATAAGTTTGATCAACGAATAGCTGATTCATTAAGTGATTTATTGACAGGACTTACTGGTGTTCGTACTTCTAACATACCTCAGATATCAGCAGATGTGTTGAGAGTAAAAGAAACAAATAGAGAAGCAAGAGCGACAGTACTAAATGATCCAGGAGCAGGTAGAGCTAAATCATCACCTAGTGGTAAGATAGCCTTACGATTCCCGGAGCGTTTTGATAGTGAAACTGGTAGACAACAAAATCTTACTAATTATATACATTTTAGATCATTAGAACGAAATGTAAAAGATAAAGATTGTGTAAGAGAAGACTTATATGATATATTCTTATATGTACCAGATACACTTCAAGATAATTTATCTGTAGCCTACAAAGAAGCTGATAAAGGGATTGCAGATGCATTAGTTGGTAGTATGTTTGCGAATGAATCGGGTTTTGGTACATCTGGTGAAGAACTAATGGAAATTATCAAAGCTGGTGCACCAGGTGGTGATATTTTAAAACAAGCTGCAGGTAAAACAGTTAACCCACTAAAGTTTCAATTATTCGAGGGTGTGAATTTTAGAACTTATTCATATACTTTTAATTTACGACCAAAGAATTCAAACGAAGCACAAACAATTCAAGAAATGATATATGCTTTTAAACTTTCAGCATTACCTGGTACCACAGGTGATAACAATCGAATATACACTTTTCCAAATGAATGGGCTATTAGATTTAGGGGTCCGTTCAAAGATAAAATAGATTATCCATTAGTATCTGTATGTACAGGTGTTGAGGTTAATTATACAGATGGTCAAGGATTTGCTACATTTAGTGACGGGTCACCAATGTCTGTTGGTCTAACAATTAATTTTACAGAAACAGCTCAATTAACAAGAGACAAATACAAGAAAAGATCAGCAGCATTTTTTGGTGGTGATAGAGAATCTTCTCAAGAAGGTGGTAGTGATCTCATAACAACTAATGATGCTGTTGCAGAAGTCAGAAGAGCACAAAAACTAAAAGAACAAGAAGCAGCCGCTGAAGCTGCAAAGGAGAAGGGTGAATAATGGCCAGAGGATTTTTTAAACAGATACCGAATATTCAATATGATTTTAAAAGTGATGGTAAATTTTTTGAAGCAAAAGATTTATTTCGTAAAGTATCTACATGGAGTTATTTACAAGAAGGTATTTCAGGTTATACATATTATCGTGTAACAGAGGGTGAAAGACCTGATGTTGTATCATCAAAATTATATGGTGACAGTACATTGTATTGGACTTTCTTTTTAGTCAATGAAAACTTACAAGACTTTAATGACTGGCCAAAGTCTGGCCAATTACTTCATAGATTCATTGCAAGAAAATATTCAGGTAAAGTATTAGTAGGTAGTGAATCAACAGACATAGTTTCATTCAATCATAATACAAATGTTTCAAGTAAATTTTTACTAGGTGAAAAAGTAACACAAGCATCATCAGGTGCTTTTGGGTTTGTGACAAAAATTGATCCGACACATAATAGAATAGTATTAAATAGTGTTGACGGTACATTTACTACAGGTACAGTTGTAGGTAGTGATTCATCTAAAAGTTTTACAGTAACTTCTGTAGCTGATGAAAAAGATGTCGTACATCACTATACTGATAGTAATGGTCTAAGAACAACAGTTTCAACAAGTAATACACCAGTTTCAAACGAAGAATACGAAAGAGATATAAATGAAGATAAATTTAGTATTCGTATTATAGAACCAAGATACATAGACAAGGTAGTAACAGAATTCAATAGATTAGTTAGAGATTAATTATGGCAATCGGAATTGATAACACTAAACCAGATAGTGTTAATTTAGAAATACTAACATTAGTAAATAATGAAGGTGAAGGATTTGATATTCGTGATCTAATGATAGAATGTGCTATAAATGAATCTATAACAACAAATTTTTTAATGGGTCATTTAATCATAGGTGATTCAATTAATTTATTAGAAAATGCTAAAATCTTTGGTCAAGAATCTTTAAGAGTTAGGTTTAGTCAACCTGCTGGTATTAATGATGAAACTCATGAAGATGATTTAATTGATCAAATATTTAGAATTTATAAAGTAGAAGATGTACATAGATATGATGAATCAACACAATTCTTTAAATTATACTTTACAGCAAACGAATTCATAGAATCAAGAAGAACAAGAATCAGTCAAGCGTTTAGTGGGTCAATGACAGATATTGCAGCTCAGATTGCAGAAGATAATTTAGATATAAAAAATGAGAATCTTAACAAAAAACTTGTACCTTACTTTGAGGTTAGAGAAAAATCTCAAGGTGAACAATATCAAGTAGTCATACCAAATTGGACAACTAATTATACTATAAATTGGTTGTGTTCACAAGCACAGGGTATT